ACAAGATGTTATCACAAGGCGCTAAGATATGTTTGCATATTGATTACGAGCAATGCTTGGAAGAAGGCATGGTACATCCTGCAATAGTTAGAAGTCTTGTTAAAGTATGGGGTTTAACACCAAATGAAGTGGAAGACATCATTAAAGAACAAGAAGAATTTTTAGATTTTTGGAAAGGAGAGATTGTATGAGTGTAAACTATACAGAAGAACAGGTAGATTATATGGTTAAAGCATACAGTAATCAACCTACTAGAGAAACAGTTGATGCTTTGGCAGATGAACTCAATAAGAGTGTAAAATCTATAATAGGGAAGTTAAGTAGAGAGGGCGTATACAAGAAAACAGTATACAAAACGAAGACTGGCGAAGATCCTATTACCAAGAAAGAGTTAGTAGAAGAACTAGCAGGTATTTTAGATATAAGTGCTAATTCGATAGTAGGTTTGGAAAAGTCGCCTAAGGCAGATTTGAAAAACTTAGTATTAACTCTAAGAGAGTACGAAAGTAATGGTCAAGAAAACCATGATGGCTACCAATTGGTTTGGCGAGGTGAATAATGGGGATAAGAGATAAGCGATATGCTAAGATTTTTCCTAGAAATGACAAACTTCGTAAGATTATAGCAGAACATGGCGAGTACTTTGAGGTTGTATCTAGTCCACAACCTGAGCCACAATTACAGAATCAACTAGCAGTGACTTTGCGTGATGAGAATATAGTTTTCACAACGCAAGTAGTAAATCTAAGAATGATTCAAATGGACTAAAAATATGCTGGATTAGCTCAGTTGGTAGAGCAACTGATTTGTAATCAGTAGGTCATCAGTTCGAATCCGATATCCAGCACCATGCTCCGTTCGTCTAGTGGTTAGGACACATGGTTTTCATCCATGCAACAGGAGTTCGACTCTCCTACGGAGTACCACTCGGTTTGGTAGTATAATGGTTAGTACCCTAGCTTGTCACGCTAGTAGTCGGAGTTCGATTCTCCGTCAGACCGCCACATATGCGACATTAGTATAAAGGCTATTATGACTGGCTTCCAACCAGTAGATATCAGTTCGATTCTGATATGTCGCTCCATTTTGGTTCAAACCTGCAACGGGTGTATAACGAACCAGTAGCAAAGCTACAGCGGGTGTATAACATACTAGGGATAATTTGCAATAAATTGATCCTTTACCCACCAAAATTAATGATAACCAACCCAAAATAATAAGTAGTAAAATGACCTTAAATAAATTGCGATTGGCGATAATTTCTCAAAAAAATTTGAGAGTTCGAGTAAAGTGTTGAAAGTTGGGGATTGGTGAAAAGTCGTTATGAGTTAGTTGACTTTTCTTTGGTGTGATACGATTGGCATAGAATATATCGTAAGCTCTATCTCCCTAGTATCAGAAACATCAAAGATGAATTCTTCCATTCTCGCTTCGCTTCACTCCAGAATTCAGTTTGAAATACTGAAATTGAGGTCGCTATGAGCAAGAGAGATAAATTAATGATTGCCGTAGTATCTATCTTGAATTAGATAATAATATTTTACCACAACTTTATCAAAAATACAAGAAATTTTTTTCCTAGGGGTATATATTTGTTTATAATTTTGAGTCTTTTTGTGAGTAAAATATTTTATTTCTTGAATGGTAAGTTGAAATTTGATGTTTCGGAAAGGACTTTTTTATAAAGAGAAATTGTATCTCTTCCAAAACGAGTCTGTTCGAAAAACTCTATAAAAGAGTGAGTTAATAGTAAGAAATAAATACATATTCCAAACAAAACTTCTGACAATTTTTCGAAAAACAATAGTGATTTAATTTTAATATCTTCCATGCTTTGGTCGTCTTGCAGTATATTTACGATACTCGCTAGTAATCTTTTGTTGTCTTTTGACTGCGGCAGCTTTCATTCTTTTCTTCTTAGCTGTTGGTTTCTCGTAGAACTCGAGTTCTTTTATTCTTTCTTTTCTGCCATCCCTATCTAGTTTTCTTCTCAGTATTCGTATGGCTTTTTCTACTGGTATTGTTCTACAATCAATTCTCATTTAATCCTTGTGCTCGTGTGAGGCGACACAGGTCATTGGCGATGTTGTGTTGATTGTCAACTGTCGCTTGAAGAAACTTATGAACCCATGCCATATCAAAGACGAAGTCAGGATCTGTAGTATTCAGTCCTTGTTCGTGGCATGCAGCGATAAGTGCAGTTGCTAACTTATCTGTTATTTCTTCTGACTTTTTCATTCTAGGGAATTCAATTATATTATCCATCCTTTCTCCTGTGAAACGCCCATCCTCTTTTTCGAAGATAGTTAACTTGTGATGTTATGCTAGTAGTTCTTCTTAATAATCTACTAGATAACTCGTTTAGTGGTATTTTATTGTAAAGGTCTTTTAGCGTCTGTCGTTCTTTTGTAGACCATTTACCTCTTTTATAAATCATACTGTTATTATAACAAATCTTCATCCATGTGTCAACAACTATTTTTAGATACCCCTAATTTATTACTTGACATAAGGTTATAAAATTGATATAATATAGTCATTGGAGAATAATTATGGAACTAGATATAGCGTACTTAATTGTACTAATTTGTAGCATTTACTTAGCGTATAGGCACGGACATCAAGAGGGTATAGGAAAGACACTTGACTATATGAAAGCTCAGGGCAAGATCGATTTCGAGGACTAATCAAAAAATAGTTGTTGACTTTTGGTCTCTTTTTTAGTATAATATACATAAGTGTAAGAAGGGTTTCTTGCACAATGGCGTCCATACCGAAAGGGTGGGCATAGTTTTACTGAAAAGGAAATTAGGAGAAATAATATGACGATTGATATTAGTAAATTTTGGCTTGGTATGAATAATGAGTGGTTGTTGCACAACACTGATACATCATATCCAAGATATAACATTGTAGAGAATGTGGACACAGGCAACTTTCGAATAGAGGTTGCAGTGCCAGGTTGGTCTAAACAAGAACTTGAGTTAATTCATGAGGACAATGAGTTGCTCATCAAGGGGAAAAAAGAACAGAAATTAAGTGAGAGTGAAAGATTCTCTCATCAAGGTCTGAGTCTTAAATCTTTTGAGCGTAAGTTTATGTTAAACACGGACTTAAAAGTAGACGATGTCGAACTAACAGATGGACTATTGACTATCGCGCTGTCTAAAACTCCGAACTCTAATCGTAAAGTATTGGATATTAAATGAAAACAATTATGAATAGTTTTAGACAAGTACAAAAGCATGAGGACATACAAGACGCATTAACAATGTTTGGCTTGATATGTTTGTTCGGATTTGCAGTTATTGCAAGTGCGGTGCCTTTGGTTTAGTACAAGTCAAAGACCTAAGTCGAGAGGGCAGGAAACTGCCCACTCGCATTAATCTAATATTATGATAAACTGTACAGAAGTCGCACTCGAAAGACTTCAACAAAAAGTCGAGAGAAAGCAAGTTTGGGGAATACGCTTGATGTTGAAACCAAACGGATGTAATGGGTGGTCGTATGACCTGAAGTATTTAGAAGAACCAAATGTTTCAAGTGATGCGGTGTTCTACGGCATTATAGCTGTAGACCCAATGACATTTAGTTATGTTGAGGAAATCAACATTGACTGGGAAGAAGATGGACTGAATGAACAGTTTAAAATCTCCAGTCCACAAGAAACAGCACAATGTGGCTGTGGAGAAAGTTTTACATTATGAAAATATCACAAGAGGGCATTGCCCTTATCAAAAAGTTTGAAGGATGTGAGTTAGATGCTTACCAAGACGCAGTAGGTGTATGGACTATTGGATATGGTCACATCAAGGGCGTAAAGGAAGGTATGCAAATTACCAAAGCACAAGCAGAAGAAATGCTAATAGAAGAATTAGCAGAGTATGAAAGTCATGTTCTCAACGCAGTAGAAAATCAATTAGATCAGTGCATGTTTGATGCATTGGTATCATGGACTTATAACCTCGGTCCCACTAACCTAAACAGTTCAACAATGCTGAAAGTTCTCAACGCTGGAGAGTACGAAGAAGTACCTGCCCAGATTAAAAGATGGAACAAAGCTGGAGGCAAAGTATTGGAAGGTTTAGTACGCAGACGTGAAGCAGAGGCATTATTATTTGAAGGCAAAGATTGGACAAATGTCTAAAAATATTACAACAAAGGAGAAATAATGGATATATTGTTATTAATGTTATTAGTTTGGGCATATAATGAACAACCTAAAGATGCAGTATCAGAAGAACCAGAGATAGTTCCTATTCAAGAAGTAGAAGTACCTGACAATGCAGTCAATGTAACAACAGTTACTCAGACAGCAGCAGTGCTTACAGCGATTGGAGAAGCCATGACAGGCACTTCAACAGCAACTAATACAAGTACAGAAACTAGTACTGAAACGACAAGTGCTACTTCTACAGAGCAGGCAATTATTGATGAACTAGAAAGTATAACTGAAACAACAACAGTCGTACCAACTACAAGTACAACAACTACTAGTTCAACTTCTACATCCTCATCAACATCAACATAAACAAATTACTAGTGCTACTCGTATGGGTAGCATTATGTTTTCA